ATGAAAAATTACTTAGTTCGTGTTGAAATTTTTGGTGCAAGCCAAAAAGAATATAATTATCTGAATGGATCAATGAAGATAATTGATTTTAATAATGTAATTAGATATAACAATGGTGAAATAATGGCTTTACCTACCGGAACTTATATTGGATTATCATTAAATTCTGCTAATGAAATCAGAGACAAAGTAAGACAGTTAGCAACCCCATTATCATCAAAAGCGCCTGCTGTCTTTGTTTGTCAGTACGGTGAGTGGTCTGCTTTCCTTTATTCTGCTTCTGTACCTTCATTAATGTCAGAATCCTAATTTATATTCACTTTTTATAAGCTGGCTTTCCTATCATTATTTGGAGAGCAGCTTTATTGCATTATCCTATTACCTATTTTCAAAAAAGCTGTATTCAGGAATGGCTCTTCCATCTTGAGTTTATTATTTTCATATTACGTTATCATTTAAATATAATGAGACGGGAACCTTTAAGTCCCCGTTATCAATTCAGCTAAGCAATCAATTACATGTTAGAAATAATTGCGTCACCGAACTCACTACATTTCAGCAGATTAGCGTTATCCATCAGGCGTTCGAAATCGTAAGTCACAGTCTTGGCAGCGATCGCGCCTTCCATTCCCTTAACGATTAAATCAGCGGCTTCGAACCACCCCATGTGGCGCAACAACAGGCTAAAATTTATAATCTAACCAATTGTATAAATTGACTATTTTTAAACTTTAGTGTCGGTATACTGTATATAAAATCACTTAAATAACTTATTGATTTACATACTTTTGATAAATGTTTTGCAGAACATAAAAAAGGCTATTTTAACCTCCCAAAACCACCCACCCACCACATTCCACACCGAATCCGTCGGCATCTGGACACGGACATTCAAGTCACTCAAAGGGGCACGCAGCCCCTGTCATTACTTCGGCTGTTCAGGCCATTTGACATCGGGGGCACTGGAACAGTCTACATCGGAGAGTTTGACACTGTAGATTTCCCACTCACGCAATAACGCGATTTCTTGTTCTGTGGTCATTTCCAGCCGCTTCCGGCGCTCCAGTTGTCGTATTCGCTCGTCGGCTTCATGCAATAATGATTGCCGCTGGCGTTCAGTCTGCTGTACGGCGTGTTGATGATGGGCCGCGGTGTCTGTTATCCACTGCTGGCCATCCCATTGGTCAAACTCTGTCTGGGGTTTTAACAAGGTTAATCCCGCGGGCAGTGGCCCGAATTGTTGTACGTTTTGCGGCGCTCGGGTCTGGGTGTGATATCCCGTTTTTCCACGGTAATCAGGCTGGTGTATCCATGACTTGCCGTCAGGACTCCGACAGACCGCAATATCATCAGATTCAGGCAATTCAGGCGCATCCAGATACGCATCCGCAGATAAACTAAACCCCGGATCTGTACGTTCCATATCCGCACACAGATATTCACCGGTTTCAGTGTCTGCGCGGTAAACCGTTACCCAACCCATCGTGGTTGCATAGCCATTTTCATCAAATTCGGGTGTTGTAATTTCTGTTGTATATTTCATTATGCGGCTCTCACTATATATAAAAAGGCGACGTTACGCGGTCGCGTTTCTCTTTCTGATTCAACCTGTTGCAAAACTTCAAAGCTACCACTCTTGTTTGTACCAATATTCAGCCAAAACCCGGATTTAATCCGTCTCCCGTTATTCCATGATGTTTCATGATACCCAGAAAATGCAGAGAACGGGGACTGGCCGCGTTGCACTGACCGAACATTCCGCCCCGGGTCAATACCACGGCCTGCATCCAGCCCTCGAATAAACTCGCCTCGCAGATCAGGCAAAACACCGGATGGATAGGCTTCCGCCAGTCTGGGACATTTTGATGCATCAAAATATTGACCTTTACATTCAATATAACCCGCAGGCGGATTCGCATGAGGCCACGGGATAGGGGAACCCACTGGCATCAAGCGGCCATCAGTTTCTTCTCTAGAATATGCCCCTACATCATTCGCAGTGGGTTTATTCACCGTATTGAAATCCCTTCTCCAACCGGGGCGATATACAACGCCATGATTAATATAAGTAAATTGTGCACTGTCCGTCCCACTTTCCAATGATGTAGTCGGTGTGGTCACACGGATTGTTATTGCACCTTCATACCCCATCACTTCCACAACCGATCCAGCCAGATGAATGGCACCACAGCCAGTATCATTGATAATTCTATTGTCTGCATATGACCATGTACCTTTACACATCCAATAAGGATGATTGAAAGCGCCCTTACTTTTTAGCCATGCGATGAATTCTTCAGTTGTCCAGAAACCCCCGCCACCTATCGAAATACCACTGCTAAACGCCCGGCATGAACCAATATTACGATTAAATAAGTCCTGATCAAGAATATCCGAGCCGTTTTTGGATTTTTCCAGCCCCCCTTTGGCATTATTATTTGCATTAGCCGCATTTTGGCTGGCGGTGTTAGCTAAATCATAGGCAGTCTTCACCGCTTTCGGGGTCGCAGCATCCACCTCACTGTTACTGTTAGTGGAGTTAGACAGTTTAGTAATGCCTGACACAGTCTGAGATGCCACGGGAATATTAGAGCCAACCGTTGCTCGTAATGCGTTCAGCAATCCTTTTTGTAATGCTTCGGTATTGCCGTTGTCTAATACATCCTGATTGTTGGTCTCAGCAATAAACTGAGCAACGACACTCGCAATCACTGATGTCTGCCGCCAGACTTTGTTTAGCTCCTGCGACTTAGCTACCCCAGAACTAAACCCGTTAGTCCGTGCGGACAGATTGCCGTACTCGTCGTTTGATAGTACATTCGCCCCGTCGGCGATGCCGAACGGGAGAAATTCATTTTTTGCCATAATATCCTCACAGTTTTACAGCCCAGCCGCCCGTACCAAAACCGGTGACAAATTCATTATTGATATCAAAGCCAAACAGCCCATTGCGGGCAGAAGAATTGATATAGTTGTTAACCCGAACCGCCTCAGGTTTGACGTTCAGATAGCCTTGCCTGATCACTGCCTTAATCACCTCAGGAACGACACCCCCGGTTAAAAATACATCCATCGTCATGTCCTGATTATCGATAAACAATATTTTGGTATTACTGTCCGGCAAGATTTGCTGATAAATGGCCTCCAGCATTTCGCTGGTGCCGTCCCAGTGGTTAGCCTGAATTTTTACCCGTAACAGTGTGCGATACGTCTCATCGTCCAGTTCCGTAAATCCGGTATCACTGTCAAATTTCCTCTTCCAGCTACCCCGATCGAAACCGATTTCTTCCATGTCCAGTGAGAAATACACGCCAACAATAGGTATCCGCACGTAGCGCGACAGCTCAATCCATTCCCCGACTGCATCGAGTTGCACACCGACTCCGTGGTCAATGGAGAATTCGGTATTCAGGGTCCGGGCAACTGTGGCAAGGTCTGAGAGCGTTCGGGTGATAAGGTCAAGGTGGTCAACAAATTTAGGCGCCGGGCGATGCTGGGCGGTAATGAGTTTTAGATAGTCTCGCCTCATGTCACCACCACATTAATGTTGTCAATGTTACAAACGGGTGCCTCGTTAAAGGCGATTTTTAAATTGGACTCTGCCAGCGCATGTACTGATCGACCAATTTTCAATGTGTTAATGTCATAGGTTTTCCCTTCCTCATCGCCGGGCAAGTTGGCAGGGGAATAGAGCCGTGCCAGATAAACGTTATCGCCAATAACAATAGTGTTAATGTATTTCGCGATGGCCGTTTTGATCCTGTCCCCTACCAGGGTGGTGTAGCCCTCAAACGCCGTGATGTTCAATTCGACATAAACTGACACGTCAACGGGGCGTGAGAACCGGACTGGAGTTGACAATCCATAATGATTGCGAACATTGATCACGGTGTCGCCAAACGTCCCTGAGCCGGGCGTTTTTTTCAGGGCAATGGTTTTAGCGATTTCAGTCGCGTCCCCGCCATTGACGATCATGGCAACCGAATGCGGCGGGATACCGTTGATGTCAGTTTTATGGGTATCATTCTCAAACCCGCGTAAACGAACAACGCCCGGTATCAAACTGATTGCGCCGTGCATGCCATCAAGTACCGTTCGTGATGGCAGTGCGACCGATTTATGTTGGCGGATACGTAATGCGCCGTCCGGCTCAATGGGCGCGCCTGCCGTGGCGCTATGTGAATTAGTGACACTCTGCCAGCCCCGTGTTGGTGTGCCGATGATATAAATGTCGCCCGGTGCGGCGGTGATCGTCCCCAGTTTTTGACAGGTCGCCGTGACGGTTACCGTACCCTGCGTACCTATCGTGACGGTATCGGGCAACGCCCACGGATTGTTGTTCCGGTCACGCACCAGACCGTTTTTAACCACCGTGCCGACCTGACCCACCAGAGTAATATCGGCCGTCGAGCGGGTGGCCGCATGGCGTGACAATCCGTTAATGGCGACGTTGTTAGAGAGGGCAGCACCGCTGGACGTGCGCGGGCTGTAGGTATTATAGGACGCAACGACCATGTTATTGGCATCGTGAAGTGCCAGTGCATAAATTGCCAGCATTTGCCCGTCTTTGCTGTCCGGCTCCAGATAGGCATCCTCGCCATAAATCTGACGAAAATACCCGGTGAGACGTTCCAGTATCGTCGGGTAATCAGGCGCAGTGATGCCGCTCGCGGTGATTTTGGCCGCAAGCCCTAAGGTGTCTAGATTAAGCATAATTTACCGTTCGCTGGTTACTGTGGTTTTGCCGTAGCGGGTGTTGATAGTGGCGGTGAGGGTAATCTTTCGGGTGTCGGGATCACGTTTGGCATCAAGTGAAATAATTTCAGTCACCCCCTCAGTACCGAGAATGCGCTCGCGAAGTGCCATTGCACTGGCATAGCTTTTATCTAATACTGCCTCTCGGTAGGGTGTTCCCTCTGCCGTATCCAGAAACCAATCCCCACGCCATAAGTTGAGCCGCGTTTTTACGGCCTGTGCGACCGCTTCGGGAGAATTGGTCAGAAAGGTACTATCACCCTGCCCGAAACTGTAATCGCCGTTGCTGTCTTCTCGTCGGTATTGCATTATTGAGGCTCTCCCGTGGTTCCTCCGCCTGTTTCAACGCCGCCATGCTTGTGTTTCATCTGACTAACGCCACCCGCTATCACATCATTTTTCACATTAATGGGGCCGTTCATCATCGCCATGCCACCACTGGCACCCATACCCTGTGACAAGTTGCCGTTAACGGTCTCATTGCCGTTGAGCACAATTTCAGGGGAATTAATTTCAGTTCCGCCGTTCGCATTGACAATAAATTTACCGGGGGTGTTAAGCGTAATGTTATGGCTGCCGGGAGACAGTTCAATGTAGGCTGCGCCGTCGTCAGTTCGCAGTTGGGCGGCAGTGGTACTGATACCGCTGATCTTCTTCGCCTGTGACTGAGGGCCAACAATCGCAAACCCATCCGATAAATTATGCTGGCGAGGGTCTACGGGTTCCTGAACGCCACCGCTCTGCCACCAGTAATCAATGCACCGGTCAGCGAAAATCACCAGACACTCGTCACCGGGTTTAACAGGAAATGTCAGCGTCACGCCACCCCCACGCGGGAAAATGACAGGCACGTCCACCAGCAAAGGAAGTGCCACTGATTCAGTCTTGCCTTCGCTGTTCGTGACTTTCCAGCGTATCGCTGGCTGGGCAGTCACTGTCACCGCATCGGCATTAAATGACTGAATAATACAAGGTAATGCCACGTATAGCCCGGAACTGATCGCCGCCTGTATTAACAGGAACGGTGTTTCGGGTTGGTTGGTTCGTTCATGATGAGTGATCATTGTTGCCTCACATCTGCCTGTAGTGCTGAGTTATTCATTAATGTCTGGTCAGATTTCGCCACACAAATCAATTCCATGTAGTACGTGTTTTCACGGGTATCACCGAAATAGTTGACGTTGATAACCACATAGTCACCGTCGGCATCAATGGGCGCAGGCATCTCTTTATCACTGTTGCCAGAGGCGATAACCCCCGTAGATTTCCCCGCCATATTAATCGACTTGTTATCCAGACGGATTAAGGTTCCCGGCCTGATTTTAGGGTTGATGAGACATTTAACATTGATCCCGCCGCCGATGGTCTGCTCTGGCATCCCAATTAACCCCGTCTTATAGGTCAGTACCACCGCCTCGGTGAGGTAGGTGCGCTTGGGGATAATGTGACATTGCCCGTCTTCATAACGCCAATCAGCGCCGTTCTGTTTAGCCAGATTAGATAACTCGTCTCTATGCATACCGAAGAAAACTTTTCCCCGGGGGGCGACGGTCTTTTGGAATTCCGGCCTGAGTCCGGTGAATATCCCGTATTTCTCAATATCCCGCATCAGTAGCCTGTCCACATCTTCCTGCGTGTACCCGGATGATATCGTGATATTAACCACGGCATCGTTATACGGTTGATCGCCGTCCTGTGCCTGTATCACCACGTAGGTATCAGTCGGGCTGTCTCGCCCTGTATAGGTGTACTGGATCTGACCGAAAAATATCTGTCCTGAGTTTCCGCGATAGCCTGCTGAGAACTTAATAATCTTATACTCGTTCTTGCGGACTTTCTCCCGTGTCTCATCGTTCAGGTTATAGATTTTGAAAATGCCCGTCGCGGGATAAGCAAAACTGGGACGGGTAATATTGAATTTGATTTTCAGCTCGGAAAAATCAATGCCTTCACCTTGCTCATCAGCAACAATCAGGCTGCATTCGCGAAGCCATTGTTTTGACATAATTGACCCCCGTAGAAAAGAAAAAACCGCAGTGAAGCTTGAAAGGAATAAAAGATAAAAATAAGCCCCGTGATGGGGCTATTTGCTAATTCTGCAACGTGCACTTTGCCACCGTTACGCTTGTCTCATCGCCTTTCCCTTCTCTTTTAATGATAGCAACCACCCCTACAGGTTCATCAATAGCAAGAATATATATATCGTCCCGTGTCATCATGGTGTAGACGCTTTCGGTAGATCCTTTTCTAAGATTTAGCATAAATGGGGTCACAATCTTTATTCCATTGTGGAAATCGACAAACATCCGCTTAGAATCACTATGTTTGTCACTTTCGATAGCAATAGTGGATTCCCCTATAACAGGTAGAGAATCAAGGGTCTTATCCTTAATACGCTCACTGTATGGGTATATATTGCAAGAATATCGACCGTCTGTTGCTAATATATTGAAATTTTTATCTCTATATACCCCGAGCTCATTAGGCGCGGCACCCGCTACCCCTGATAAAAACAGCAATACAGCAGCTATTTTCTTTAACATTGTAACTCCATCGACCATTTATTTAATAATCATAATGAAATGAAGTATAGCCTGTTGCTTCTACCTAACTCTTCCCCGTTTGTCTCATTTTTTAGGTCATCACAATAAAAAATCAGCGAGCCATTAAAACCTAAATATCGGTGCTGTTCCAGAATATCTACCCCAAAAACCAACGGTAATCCTGATACAATCGGCTCACTATTAGGGTGCATGATATCCAATATCCACTCAGCACAACCCCGCCACTGTAATTGCATCCGGTAATTAATACCGCCTAATTGGATATCGAACCGTTGATTTTTTGCGTGTAACGGGATCTCAACTATGTTCATTGCAATTTATCTCCTACCCAATCAACCCCTTTTTTGAGCCAATCTAAACCCCCTCCCGTTGATTCGTTGATCTTACTCAATATACTTTCTTTTTGTTTAGGCACTACTGGCGTTACGGTTCCTCTATCAACCGCTGAGCCAGTACTAAGAGGATCTTTCATTCGTTCCGGTGGTGGAGTAACCCCAGCTTTGGCTGTATCGACAATGATCACTTCGCGTAATGTCAACGTGACCATAAGCACGTTCTCAGAGGTCTTGTCTGTCTTTACCTCTATTGCCCTGATCAGCATGTTTCTGTACCGTCGTTTGCCCGTGATGACGTCGAACGGCTCTTTAGAGGCTTTGAGTTTAAGCAGCTGTTCGTAGACTTCTTTGGGACTTTTTCCCAGTGTTGCTCCTGTATCGAAATCAAATATGCTGATTTTTGAGGTATCAAAACCATCAATCAATGAACCGCCACCAGCAAAGCCAATTTCCATAGTAACTTCTGACGGCCTGTCATACGCATGGTCACTGATAGCCGCACCTCTTTGTACGGGGTGCTCGGTAATCTCCGAAGTATCTTGGTGCTTTTCCGATATCACCACGCTGGGTACTATCATCTCAATTTTTCGCGTATTTTGGGAAAATAGCGTTGATAAAATATCCATCGGTTAACCTACCTTAGTTTGTAGATTACGCACTAGTATTGCCGTGTTGCGTTGTACCGTTTCCCCCGTGAGCGCGGCGGCCTCGTGTGGGGATTCAACACCGTTAACCGTAATATTATAGACCGGTGAAACTGTGGTTTGATTTGGCTGGTTATTAGCTAATAGCTGCAACCGTTCTGGTGTATATCCGGTATGACTCATCATGTTGTTGACATTTGCCATTGCGTTGTCGAACATTTTCGGGTCGAAATTAAAACTGTTTTTAGCCAGTGCTTTTGTCGGGGCTGGAGCACCTGAGATCGCCGCCATAATCAACCGCATATCATAAGGTAGTGGTTTCCCTATCTCCTCCTGACTCATGGCATTCATAAGGGCGTACATCATGTTATGGTTATTTAAATCCAATCGATCATGCCTGCCTACCCCCAACCTTTGAGCAACCCTATCAATATAATCCTCGGTGCGGTTTTTATCTTTTCCACCTGGAGGTGCCCATTTTCGTACAATTAAATCGACGGATTGACGTTTAACGTTATCCGTCAATCCGTTGAAGTAGCGCCGTAACTGCCAAGCGGTGCGCTCCAGCCCATCATAGGCGGTATTAAATTTAGCGAACCGGCGTTCAGGGTGATCTTCTTCTGTTGCGCCCCTTTGTTTGGCATATTCGATATTTAGAGGGTTATTGTTGCGTTCCCCACGGGTATTGCCGCTTGTCTGGTTATTGTCTTTGGATGGCGCACCCCCTAACCATTCAGGTAAATACTGATTTACCTTGTCGTTTGCCCAATTATATAACCCGAAACCAATACTGCTTTTCGCACTATCTAAAACGACACCACCTGCTTTTTTAAGCGAGGAGAGCGCACCACTAAAGTCACCGTCAATGACCTGTTTCAGGGCATCAACCAGATAAGTCAAAAAGGTAATGCTGTCCTTAATCGACTTGATTAAACTGTCGAATAAAGCCTTACCTGAGAACCGGCTAAAGTCTATGCCAATCAGCTTTCCAAACTCAGCAATTAGCGGCGACAGTGACTTCCACAGACCCGAAAACGACTTACCCAGTTCCTTAACTGACCCCCATAAACCCGAAAACGTCTCTTTTAGTTCACCCAATGCATTGAGCGCATAGTTGATCGCCGGCTCCCACTTACTCCAGTCAATCAGGCTCTTACCGCCTTCCTGCCATGTTTTGTAGTCGTCATAAAGCAGGAACAAAGCCGCCAGCAATGCGGTAATTATACCGATAGGGGAGAATAGGAATTTCTGGTTCAGCGCCCACCAAGCGACAGCAATTGCGCCAAAGACTTTGATTAAGTCTTTACTGCCTTCATCTAATCGCTTCCACCAGCCGATCAGGTCTTGAATACCCTTAGCACCGCGATAGACCAATTGACCGAGCATTTCAGACAGGGTTAGGATGGCTTTCACCACCGACATAATGATCTTTTCAATGGTCGGCCAATGCTTCAGGATCAGGCTGGTGAGTTTTTCTATGCTGGGCGTCAATACTCGGGCAAGCTCACCACCAACTTTATCCTTCGCCGTCCCCATAACTGTTTTCAATTTATAGAACTCGGTCATGAAGGCATTGGCGTTTTTGGTGGCGGCGGTGGGGTTATAGCCCATGATTTTCATTATCCGCTGATAATCAGAGGCATAACCACCAATCCCCCGGCGCATCGCCATCAGGGTATTTTCATCAATGCCGAGGATACTGGCGTACTGATTTGCCCTATACGGTGGCATGGCTGACAGCCGTTCGCCGACCAGTGCCACCAGCGAAGCGGTATCGCGCAGTTTGCCGTTGGTATCACGGGTCTGAATACCCATGTTACGCAGGAAGCCTTCTCCCCCCGGATTATTCCTTAAGAACTTAGCCACACCCTCCAGCGACGAATTAAGCCCTTCGACACTGCCGCCCGCCTGACTGACCGCGTAGCCCAATGATTTAATCTGCTCGGCTGTAGCGCCTGTACGTTGTGCCTGCCAGTACAATTTATCCAGTCCACTGGCAACCTGTGCCGTAAAGCCCACAACGGCCAGCGCTGCGCCTTCCACGGCGGCACCTAATTTAAGAGCGTTGCCCGTGACACCTGCCAGTATCGCGCTAAATTTCTTCTCACCCGCGCCGTCCACCTCAAATCCCAGTGAGATCAGGAACTCTTTAATTACATCTGCATTAGTGTTGCTCATCTCTCCACCGCGCTATCAGGGCCTCGTTTTCGGCGTCTACATCGAGTGCGTCATTCATCAGGGCGATATCGGCCAGATCGACACCGCCATTCTTTAATGACTCAAATTGGCACATGCCGTTACGTACCGGGCGCATCAGGTAATAACGCCCGTTAGGGAGGGTTTCTAAATCTAGGCCGGGCTGACCGGGAATTACTCGCCGCTCTCTGGCAGACCGGGAAAAAAATTGCTGAGCGAGTCTTTAATCACATGCCCGACAATTTTCAGCAAGTCCAGCCCGTTAATATCATCAAACATCAGTTGCTGACCGGTATAGATAACTGTCCACGCGCCACCCGCCTCACGACTGACCACCGACAGGCAAATATCATTAATCTCATACCGGGATTCTTTACCCAGTGTGCGCACCGCATCCGCCAGTGGCGTGATAATGTCAGCCATATTTTCCAGCGAGAAGATCGGTTTGCCGTTTTCATCCACCCCCGAGGGTTTCAGATTATCCCAAATGGGCTTCAATGACGGAACAATCGGCAACAGTGCCACCGCCAAGTCCTGTTGCTGAAAGGCATTCAGTTTGCCCGCCCGGTATTTTTTGCCGTTAATTTCGAATTCCATCAGAATGTCCCCAAAATAGTGTCGATTTTGCCACAGTCGAAAACCCAACTGACTGTATTGCCCACCTTGGCGTTAGCGATGTCCGGTATCTTCTGGAACGCCACCGAACGCGCCGCCGTGGTATCACCGCTGACCTTGTTACGGATCAGGATGCCGTTATTCCCCCACGTCGCCGAAGAGAACTGTTGGGCGTTGTACATCAACATTAACTTGGCATTCGCGGGTGAGGTTTTCAGTAGCGTCACGGTGATCGTGCCGGATTTTCCCGCATGTAACGAGTGCATCACCTCGCCGTCAGCGCTGAGGGTCATGGTGTTTTTGGCTTCCGCCATTGCCACGGTGATCCCCTCTTCGGAGACTGCCGCGCCATTCCCTAAATCCACTATGCCGCCCACACCAGCTATTGAAGCGGACACATCCATTAATGAATAGGTAGCCATCTGATCACCTGTTTACGTTAATAATGACGTCTGCGAAATGCACCGCACCCGCGAGTTTGATGGCGCATTGAATCACCGGGGCTTTACGTTTCTCACGCTCGGCCTGTACCTGCTCCGCAATCGGCTGTGCGTAGGTGTAATAACCTTTGGTCAGCATATCGCCGCGAGTTAGTGCCCCGAATGAATCCCCACCCCAGATACCCGGCGCAATCAGACCATTGGTCACGCCCTGCGCTAGCGACTGCTCAACATTCGCTAACAGTTGGGTCACACCTTCATCAGTCTGGGGGATTTTGGTGGTGCTGGTGTACAGCAGGTTATAGAGATTGGTCTGAACATAGTTTTGTAACCAGTCCAGCCCGTGGCGCTCATCAATGAACGTGCCATTTGCCATGACGCCCTCCTGGATAATGGCGGTGTCATTGTTGTAGTGCACAAAGACGTTGCCGTTTTTCGCTTTCAGTGCATTGGCCTGTGTTGCCGTGAGTAGCTCTGCACTGATAGCCGGTTCCTGTTTGAATTTCAGGGTGATGGTCGTGTTGTTGCCCTGAAAATTAACGGTGAACATACGCCCAAATAAGGAGGCGATAGCATAAGGTTGCGCTGAATATTGCCAGAGCGTGCGGCCTAAAAACGCGCCTTTGAGCTGCGAGCCAATATCAGTGTCTACATCAGGGTCGAGTACATCGGTTTTGGTGACCGTATGCCCATAGATGCGAGAGACAGCCGCCGATTCGATGTACCGAGCTACACTGAGTACATCACTGTCAGACAGGGGATTATCTGCAATCACCAGTCCATACCATGCACCCGACATTGATCCCAACGTAGCTACGGCCTTCGCAACGGACTCAGGCTGTGTCGGGTCGATGACGGTTGCGCCGGATGATTCATCCAGTTTCAGGATATCCCCGATATAGGAACCACTATCGGCACGGGTGATATAGCCCATTTTCCCTGACGTTTGCAGCGAGACGGTGAAACGGGAAGACACGCTATCCCAGCGCACGGTAGCGTTTTTCAGCTTTTCAGCCACACGTTCAGCGACACCGTTGAGGTTGGTCTCTTTGCTGAAATCAATGCCTGTGATAACTGTTTCTTTGCCATCAATAGTCAGTTTGAATGCGCCGTCAGTGATGCCTGTGAATTTACTCATGACCTGCTCAGTCTGGGTCAGTACCGCACCACGTAATGCCGCCATAACCTGCTCTTTTGCCCAGCGCCCGATATACAAATCGACGGGCTGGGGCGATTGGGAGTAGTACAGTGCGGCGGCCTGATACTCCGGGGTATCCATGCCAAAATCGGCACCCACGCCGTCAATATCGGTGTAATACCGTAGCCGTTCATGTGTGTTGATAACGTCACTGCTCCCGACAATCAGCAAGGAGCCGAAGTTTCGACTCGATGCGGCACGGGGCGCCATGTTAATTTTGACATTAACAATGCTGCTGATAGGTAAGCCCTGCATAAGGGTTAATCTCCAAAGAATGTGACAGGTGCGTCCCTGATGGCTTTAGTGCCGTATCGACGCACGACCTTGCGCCGCAATATGACCGTCATGTCATAGCGGCGTACCCACTGGTTATTGATCTGTTCAGGAAAAGCGGTAATACCGCTGTGTTTCACAACTGACAGGCCCAACTTATTCAGCTCAGCGTTGTTCTGACTGAGGCTGATCCCATCGCGAAAACGGGTGATATACCACTGACTGCGAGGGCCGTAGAACGAGGCTGAGCACTCAAACTCCTCGTGTCGCCAGAGTTCACAGTGCTCCTGCGTCTGGTTGGCAAAGGCCGGGTTATCATCAGCGGGCAGTTCAACAACACCGAAGCCACACCAGTTGTTGTCGGCGGGCGGTTGTGCCGCTGGGACAGGTGACCAGCGCGGTCGTACCATCCCATTCGGCAATCCGGATACCTCCCGCAACCATTGGCTGAGTAACCGCTCTAATGCCTCATCATAGGCAGGTTCATTATCGGGTGTTAACCAGCCTGCCTGCTCTGAGGTGTTCATGACGTGCCCCCGTCAAAGGGAAGCAGTTCACAATGTGCCTGGACAAAACCCGCGCCGTAAGCTGTGTAAGGATCGACAGATTTCACCAGATACTCACGGTTCTGATAGGTCACAATGTCACCCGCTCGACCGGTTTCACCGGCTATCAGTCGCTCAGTCGTAATGACCAGAATCGTGCCCGTCACCGTCTGCCCGGACATACGAAGCTGAGCCTCAACGGAGCGGTCAACAGTTACGACACCGGAAAAAGGTGTGATAATGTCAGTCGTTGTAGGAAAGCCATCATCATCGACCTGCACAACCCGACGTTTTACGGTCAGCGAGGTATCGCAAAAATCAGGGTCAGACAGAATGTCAGTCACATCAAGTAAATCCATTAGTCCCCCTTATCCCGAACCACATAAGTGATCGAGCGACGATAATCACCAGTATCAATCAGCGGTCGGGCATTCGCGTTATTCGGTGTGCCACCTTCCTGCCGATTCTTCACCTCAGCTTTCGCGCCCTTGCGCCCACGTCTGGCACGGGCGGCAACAGTCGGTTCTGCCAGTGGTTCAAAATCATTAGTGGTTATATAACGCTGGACACCCTGAACAGCGATGATGCCGGCCTTGTTCAGGGCCTTTTCTGCCTTATCCTGCTTCCCCTCCAGCACTGCTTCTGCCGCAATTTTCAGTTGCTCTGTGGTTTTGTCTTCCACAGAGCGAATACCGGGGCGAAGATGAGGACGGGGCGGAATGTTCTGAGCCGGTGAGCCGAATTCGTTGATATAGCCAATTCCGGCATTACCGAACGGCACATCCTCACGCGGGCTGTTTTCCGCAGGAACACCGACTAACACATCCCGATTACCGATGCTTTTCAGGGCCTTCAGAATGGCATTGGCCTTATCCACTTTGATAGTGAGTCCGCTTTTCATAGCTGAATACCTCCTGCACCAAACGTCAGCAACAGCTCATAGAATTCAGCGCCGTAGCGGGTGTTATTCCAGAACCCGGCATTCGGGTTAAGGGTGGCACCGGTATCATAACTGGCGCTCACCTTGTCTACTGATTTGGACGATAACACGCCGCTATTGGCTCCGCCCGCGCGCCCTCTTGCCGCTGAACGACTGTCTGCCGACCAGAGCGCCATATAATGAGCTACCATCAGTTCGACCAGATAGCCGAACATCTCCCCCAGCCGGTGTTCATCCAACTGCTTATCTGCCAGATTTAACCGGAACCGGATTTGGGCATCAGGAAATTTGTCGGGATCAGAGAACTGTGGGAAGTCAGTGCGGAATTGCGTTACTGTGGGCAGGTGTTTATTTCTTGTTGCCCCCATTCTTACCTCCGCTAGCCGGCGGCTCCTCGGGTTTAGAATTACCCTGTATCAGTAACTCGCCGATGTGGGTGTCGCGTTCTTCGAGCTGTTTTTTCAGCTCAGCAATCTGGGCATCACGCTCTTCTATCGCTGCACGAAGTTCGGTGATCTCGGCATCATAGTCCGCCGGAATACTTTCTTCTGCTGCCCCCACGATTTCAGCATGTGCCTGTACAAACCAATGTTTGGCCACATCTTCACTGACATGATGAACCCCCGTTTCGAAGTCCTGAACCTCACCCGTGATAGGGGTGAAACGAAATGGCGTATGTACCTTGATTTTCATCATTAAATACCATCCATATAGTTCACGGTTTCACGGAAAACCAGTTCGACTGCACCCAGTTTGCCGTAATAGGTCACCATCTGGTACAAGCCACGGTACTGCATCGGGATACTCTGCAACGGCACCATAGGGAAGCGGATAAACTGCTTATCGTTGGTGTAGGCCATTGCCCGATCTTTACCGGCTGTCCCTGCCCCTTTAGCCCATTTCACCGCACGGATATTCAACGGTGTACCATTCTGATGATAAGCAATGGTGTTTGTTTGTAAGTAAGTCAGCAAAGACTGGTTACCTGCAGGTGAGACAATAATGGAAGCGAGCAACGCATACTGTTCAGGCGCAATCAACAGGTCGGTCGGCACCATCGTATAGGCAGATTTGGCCCACGCTTCACTCAACAACTGGTTGATGCTTTCGCGGATTTCATCCGGTGTTGATTGTGCCCACGGTTTACGGGCATTGCTGGGTTTCACGCTTTTCTGGTTAAACAACCCTTGCAAGTTCAGGCTGTCATCACCGACATACACCTGCTCGTCTGTGTCCATGTTCCATTTCAGGATCATGCCGTCATGCTTCTGGGAATCGATAGGACGGCCAACTCCCTGAGCGGCATTGAGTTCAATGAGAGTCCAGCCCAGCTCCATTCCCCATAGCGTCAATGGATGCCCGTCACGCTCAATGTTGACACTGATACCCGCCAGCGCGGTAGCATTGCCGCTGACCCAGTTCTTGCCGTTCGGATTGACTGACCCCGCCGCCGCAAACTGCGTGTTTGTCCATGTTGCCATTTCATCGGCAATGGTCACGTCTTCACGCATCTGGACATCACGGCTGTAGGTATATTGTACTAAGGGCAGGTTGATGGTCTGATCCATGCGTTCCAGCTCGCCCTTCAGAAACGCACCACTGTTATCGATGACGCGTTGGTCCAATGTAAGCATAAGTCCCCTTAAATCTTGTAAGAAATTTCAACATTGCCCTGAGCGTCACCCGCACCGGTAAACTGTGCATTCGGAAGTAACACCGTTTCACCGTCTATCGCCGCATTCAGGAAACTGCCTAATGGACTGGTTTTGGTCGGTTTACCCACGCGCACATAAACTGCCTGACCTTTTTTGATGCTGGACGCATCACCGTCTAACTTCACCGTTATGTATCCGCGCTTCAGGTTATCTCCGGTCAGATTATTATCGGTGCCGATAATATGTGCCCTGTCCGGCATACTGGTGGTGGGATAGGGACGCACATAAATACCCTGAATATTGTCAGCCGCATCGCCTTCACTCAGCGGAACAAAGTAATCACCCTCGTACTTTCCTACCAAACCGTAAGCCGGAAACAAATTCGTTGCTTTCAGTAGCACCGGCTCAACGGTCATGTCCTGTAGACGTGAGATCGCCCCGGCAATGCCCATCGGCATCCGCTTTAAATATGCTGTCATAGTGTTATTTACTCCTGTTTGCCCAGAATTCGGCGTTGGCTTTATTCAGGTCGGCAATGGTATTGCCCGAAGATTTCTTATGAGAGGAATCACCCGTCGCTTTGGTATTGCGTGTTTTTGCCAGTTCAGCGACGGCATTAAAGGCCATATCAACGCTATGTTTGGGTAGCTTTTTAATTTCCGCATCACCGACAATGGCACGCACCATCGCCTGATCTGCACTCACCAATACCTGACGTTTAAAAGTGGTCAGTTTAGACGGCTTGGACAAATCAACACCCGGTACAATCAGTTCCGCTTTATAAGCTGAGTCACCCGTAATATTTTCTTCCTTCTCCTCTTTTTCGTCATCGTCCCCCGTTGGTTCCTTTTTCTCAGGATCCGTATTGTTATCGCCCGTTTTACCTTCCAGCGCATCCAGTCTGGATAAAATGGCTTGTGCCCACGACGGAACGTCTTCATCACCGGTTGGCATTTCAGGGTCTTTTTGAGGAAGAGGTTGCTGTGGGCTGATATTGATGTTAATCGCCTTGGGTATTTCGCCTGTACCTTCATCTCCGGTGACTGACTCAGGGGCACTGTTTAGCGCCTCTTCCATCGCCGCAGAATCTTTGGTTTTATGTGCCCGTCTCAGGCGCTGATACCATTTCTGTATATTCGTAGACATACTATCTCCAATTGAACAACGTGAACCGGCGCGGCCATCTTGTACCAGCGCCACATGATTACCTCGGATTTGGTGCTGTGTGGCTTTACCCGCCACGGTTTGCTGATACTCCGTATCGTAGCCGCATGACACTTCATCAAAACCGTCATCAATGGCGGCCATTGCATCAGTGTCTTTGATAATGAGATCCGCCAGCATCAGGTCGGATTGTTCCCCTTCCCCGCGCCGGACATTCTGAACATGGCCGTAAGCCAGTCCCCGCCAGTTATCAGGGTCAACAAACATGATCTTACCGCTGGTATCCTCCGGGTGCTGGATGGTGACGGTCATCCCCTCAAATGAGGCCAGTGTTGCTTCGTGGAAAACTTCCTCCGGGGAACGTTCAACCACAATCTCGCCATCATCATCGGGTTCTAAATCCGGCAAATCGAAGTCGGCATAAAGCTGTGTACCCGTTCGGGCAATCGGCACGTCTTTGCACAACAGGGAACCGTCCGACAGTTGGTAACGGGTGTTACCCAGACGGGTTTTAAAAAAATAATTCATGATTAATCTTCCGGAATAATGACCTCACAGTAACAACGGCAATTAGGAATGGTACCCGCATGGCCTGTCAGCCCGTCTAAGGTGGGCGGTCTGGCCCAGTCAACAAATTCCCCTTCCATTTCTTTATGGGAGTGCCTGACATCACCATCATCAGCGGTGCGCCAGATATAGCCCGTCGAGCCTACAGACAGTGCCCGTGCCTGCGTCAGTGCAGTCTGTGCCCTGCCCAGTTCAGTACGTGCAATCAGTTTCGCCCGTGATAATGCCACTTCGCCCGTATTGGCTATCTCCTGAGCAAAGGGTTCATGCTGACCGCCCGTCACCACGGCTTCAATGGCTTTATTGTGGATGTCATACACCCTATCAGCCGCCTCAATGGGTAACGATTTGATGTACTTGATTTGCTCCTCCACAATTGAGCGCATCACCTGACCGACGGGGGCATTGTCCACCAGATACCGCAGTTCCTGACTGATAATCTGGCTTCGCTGACGCCACTCTTTTTCATTATGGCGGTTGATGTCCAATGCGAAACGCTGGGCCACTCGTTGCGCCCACGGCGTGATTATCTCGCTGTAGCTGTCCATTGCGTCCATGATCTCGGTAACCGAATCATTAGAACCATCGTAGGAATTTCTTACTATTTCCCCGACTGCCTGTGCTATCTTTTGTAGACTGGTTCGATACTGCGTTTCTGCCTGACGGGAGTTTTTCGGACGTGTTTTCTTCCGTCTGCGCGACAAAGCCATTTCCTACACTCCCCATGATGCGTTCAGCCTCTGATTGCGCCATTCGGTACGATGACATCAACATTTGAATACCAGTATCGCGTGGCAAGGTGCCCGCAGCGACTGAGCTGACAATTTCAACCATGCTTGATATCTGCGCACCATTCAGGTCGGTATTACCTGTACTCTCTGCATTTGCAGACTGTAGAAGCGAGTTACCCAACTCACCAGAAAGCGGTGGTGCCCCATCATCGGCATTGTTGATATCCTCATCGGCTATTGAGCCGCCAATGCCTGTTACGTCCGCCATTTCACGCAGATCATTCATGGCCGCTTTCAGATTCATCATGCCGCCATCCAGCGCCCCATTCAGGGCATTGACGGTATTCACGGCAATGGTGGAACGGTCAAGGTCGGACATCTGCCACAGTGGGTTGAACTCGAAAGTAAAATCGTCCGGCAATGGCTGCCCGAACTCAGAACGGTGCATAATATCCAGCAAACGCCGGATAGGTTGCCGTAACCGGCGCTCCTGTTGGGTGCCGATATTGTCGTAATAGTTGGCAAGGTCAGCGTCTCCGGTAGAAAAACCCTGGGGTGACTGACCAAACAACCGTACCAGCGGAATACCCACCGCCCCTGATATCTGCTCGGCAAACTGGGCTAGTACGTTATCCAGACCACTGAACGAATACTGATGGGTTTCAAACACATCGTTTTTATCCATCAGCGTCATACCTTCATTGCTCTGAAACTGGCGGATCATATCGACATGTTTCAGTAGCCCATCCAGCCGTTCCCCACCCATTGCAATGATTTCACGCAGCTTATCGATACTGTAAGTACGAAGATGCGCCTTATACACCAACTGCGCTGCGCCTGTAGTAGCACTGTCAAAGGCAGTGAGCCGGTCGAAGATACGTTCAACAATCGACATACCCCACTCATTTTCAGTCTGTGACTGCTGGTATGGCAGGGTCACGCCATCAAACCGGATCAGGCGGCTGTGGTGAATCCGCCACTCAGGAATACCCCGCCCGGTATTAGTCACCTGATAGAATTCGGGCTTACCTAAATCCTTACCAATTTCCTTAATCCGGCGATTTAAATCGGGGTCTACCTGCCAGCGGTCAAGCGGTAATATCCCTTTGAATTTACCGTTGCCAATGGTTTCAGGCCGTAGCGGAGTGAAAGGAGCTTGTCCTTCAATCAGGATCAGACCCAGCGCCCCACCGTAAAGCCGTGACCATTTGATGATATTGTTCAGGTTTTCCCACAGCTCCAGCTCGTCAAACAATGACTCCAGTACGCCACGGGCTTTCGGGTCTATTTCAGACGTAATTCGAAAGCCCTTGCGGGTCATATCATCCGCGACAGAATCCACCGCCGCGCCGATAATCCATGACGAACGATACGCATTCTCTATCAGCGTCCGGTTGCGGCTTGTCCAGTTCGGGCGGTATGTCGAGGCGGCATGTAGGTTCGGCGTGTGCATCCCGACACGGGCCATCATGTTCTCGTAACTGTCGGCGGTAGGGTATATTTTTTTCGCCATTAGTAACCTCGTCCTAGCATTTTCCAGATTTCCATTGAGACATCCATCGGGGCGTAAAGGATCATTGCTGAGTCAGCCAAGTTTGGAGACTTCGTTCCGTCCGGTTTTTTGTCCACCACGATTTTTCCCACCCCATTCACTGAATAGGTCGGCTGTGATAATTCCATAATGAGTTTGTCTTTCAGTGGCATATCGCCCGAAAGCGATATCAGTTCATCAGGATCATAGAAATGGCTCTCAGACACTGCCCGGTGGGTTTTCTGGAATCGGGTACGTAAGGCCCACCAACCCTGCGCTTTGGCATTGGCGAAAAAATCCTTATTCAACCGCGCCACACTGAATGCATCACCCGGCACCGCTTCGCCTTCAGGGTCAAACACCGCACCACTGCCACGGAAAGGCGTAGCTGTCGTGATATTTAACCGGAGTGATTTGCGTTGCTCGTTGATAATACGGGTATCACCCCGTACACCCGCCCCCAGTCCATCACTGTCGAACCGGAAAGAGTCCAGATTAAGCTGATCACACCAGCCGAAGACTTTTTCCACTGAGCCAAAAATATCACTGCCCTTGCCCGACCACTCTTTGATGCCCTGCATCAGAAAACCATGCCGCCAAGCAAAGGCGTTTTTATCCTTGCCTTCATCGGCAACGTCCATCGCACCCATGCGAATACCTGTGGGATTAATCCCCAGCTTAATATGCGCATCTATCGCAGACTGTACCCATTCGGACGGGATAAGAATGCCTTCCACGGAAGCCTGATAGTTGATATCAACTTCCTGTGCCAGTGTGACCGGATCCAGTTTCTCTTTCTGCTTGGCGTACCATTCATCGTCTTTGCGCGGGTCATCCCGCCAATGGAAGGTAAACACGTCAATGTTGCCGCTATGTCGCCGCTGGGCAAACGAGTTTGCCATGCCGTTCGGTGTCGAGACGTCCTGTCGGCAGTTGGTGGTGGCGGACAATGAAGCATCCACCAGCTCCGGGCGCTCAAGGAAGGCGGCTTCGTCCACAAAGTAGAAAGAAGCACGGTCACCGCGCCCGATACCATCCCCTGCCTCGCCCGACATGACGGAATCAGTATCCGGAAACAAAATGCGCATGTGGGGCGCATGCTTACGAATGTCCCATGTTCCGCGAAACTCAGCGGGCAACAAATTGATAAAATGCCGTGCTTTATCAAACAATGATTTAGGCGAGCCGATTTTATCCACGTACTCTTCTTTACGAGAGCCGAAGCCGGCTGCAACACCCCGATTGAATAGACAGATAGAACTGGCGGTCGCAATAGTCAGCCAGCTAATGCCCATGTCACGGGTCTTCTCGGTAATGCCCGGCTCCTGAGTACGCCAGCATTCCATAAACCACGTTATCCATTCCTCCTGACGGGGGAACAAGATAAACGGGATACGTGAGGGTAAACCACGCTCGACATTACGCGGGTCTACGGTCATCCCCCAGTCAATGATAAACTGGCCGGGATTGTCACGATAAAATGTTCTCATCGTGGGCAATACCGAAGGATTCTGGCGAATGCGCTGTAACCGCTCCATTCGCCATTCAAACACCGCGTTGTAATCGGGATTACGAAAATCAAACGGAAACGGAACAGGCATGATCACCTCATCATTTTCTTGTAGGCATCGGCGGCCTGTTCTGCTGTCAGACCGGCGACCTCAATCGGACCACCATCCGCCCCTGTGTGTTCGTTCTTCACGTTGTCGCGGAACGCCTGCACCGATACGTGCTTGCCCAACAGCTCCAAGTTTTTAACTTTGTCCGGCCATTTGATTTTCTTAAGAATGCCGACCATGTCACGCTCGTCTCCTCTGCCCTCGAACATCTCAGCCAGATTGAACCCGCTCAGGTAACGGCGCCATGATTCCGGCCATTTGGAGAGCGGTTTGATGCTCAGGTCTTCTTCCAGAATGTCAGCCACATCCATCTGATCGATTTCAACGAGGCGCATGAGGACATAGTGCGCATCAATACCCAACTGTTTGTTGCGCGCCTGTTTCAGCTCATCGATCAGTGCAACAACATAGGGTTTTTGCATCAACTGATAGCCCAGTTCGCTGGCGCGTCGGGGACTATAACCGGCTCTAATTGCCGCCTGTGTTGCGTTTAAATCGACCAGATATTCACGACAAAACGTTTTTTGTTTTGTCGTCATTTTTTGTCTGGTCATTGGTATAGTTCCTTAAAAAGAAAAAGCCCCTTAATTACCAGGGGATTTGACACTGTGTCCTAACATATTCCTGCCACCCCAGTATCATTGGCTCTGAGGTGGCAGGGTTGCATATCTTACTTAACCACTTCTACCGTAGCACCGCTTTCATTGGTGATATAAAGCTGATCCCCTTTGTAGAGGAATTGATATCCACCGCCGCCCAGTTCTGGAATCTCTGGAAACGTAGGGCTGGGAATGTTCGAGCAGACAATAGCAATACAATCATCAGCGTTCACACCCTCACGGGTTACACTGAGCGAGTGCTCCTCTTCAACAACCTGCGTCATTTCTTCATCTGAATAAGAAGGTGGGATAAACTCAATGACATCGGGTGTTTCAACGCCTAATTCTTTGGTTAATTCAAATGCCTGTTCCCATTGAGGTGAACCCACACGAGCAATCGTGATTTCTTTGGTTTCATACAATGATGTTGCGTTTTCAATGATTTGTTTCACTGTAAACATTATTTCTTCTCCTGCTTCTGATAATAAAAATCCCTGATTTCTCAGAGACTCACTGACATTGTGTTTTGATATACTCCTGCAACCCCAAAATTATTTGCTCTGCGGTGGCAATGCGTTCTCTGAGTAGCCAATAATTTCGGATAGCGGCGTCTGTAGGTCGGGCGGTGGCTGCATCATCCATGCCGGAACTGGGAGTGGTTTTAGGCACGGGACACCTGGCTTGGATATACACCCGCTCAGGATGAGCATGAGCAGCATCCCGCAGCTTACTGATTTCAGTCTTGGCATGAGCGAGTTCCTGTATGTATTTGGTGTCCAGTTCTGCAAAGTGCTTAATACGTTCTTGCTGATCTTTGATTGCGATAACCTGCGTTTGGTATTTCCCGTTCAGGTCATCATAATCTTTGGCCTTTTGCTGATACTTACCTTGGTGGTAAAAATTTAGCCAGACACTCAATATCGCCAAACCGAGAGGCAAAAAGTGCGGGGTTAGCCACTTCATAACATCTCGTACGCTTTTTCAAACGTCGCCTCGGAATAAGGTTGCTTACCGTTCTCGTGCCGGATAATGGCCTTGGCCAGAGCAATCAGCGTGGGTTTGTTGATGTCAATTTTCTCGAACTGATCGACATTGAGCGCCTTGGCAACACCGTTAATGTACGCTGTGGTGTTATTTTCTATTGAAGGTGCCCAACGGTTGATAATCTTAGACACGCTGTTATGCCCGCCCTTGTGGTAGTTACATAACAACTTCATCAGTGCCCGGATACCGTACTCTGGCGATTCAAACCGGCAGAACCGAGATTCAATCGTCGGATCATGCGGCAACAGGCCTAGCCACTTATTCGCTGAGTTATGGTCAATGTTGCCGGGGTTGTTATTGCGAATGCCTCTGGTCACTGTTTATCTCCCAACCGTTTATTAATGGTGCGGATAGCAAACTCGCGAATTTTCTCAACGCCAATAAAACCCACCAGCCCACCGGCAAAAGGGGCGGCACTGCCGGGGATACCGAACAGCTCTAACCCGCTCGAAATGCCCCATGATAACGCGCCGCATAGCACACCCTCTATCCATTTGTTCTTACGCTCTACGCCGTCATACACCAGACGGCCGTAACAAATCACAATGGCTAAAACAGAACCGGATATCTGCGGCCATGAGTGTTTCAGGCCTTCCAGTACATCGGCCCATAAATCAGGATGTTCTTTCATCTTCATATTCCACCCCATTGAGCAATGGGCGTCCGTGGGGTGAGTTATGATCGCCCCTGTGAGTAGGTTAAAAGTAATGAGCGGATACTTAAGGTATGTTGTTAGATCAGCCAAATATTAACCAAACGGGGGGATGGCTGATTACCTCTGTAAAAGGAAAAAAAAATGAACTCCGAAAAAATATTGCCTGAATTGCCTCTTCTAGCCAAAATCGGTGCACTAGAATCTATAGTCACTGCTATGCTAAATATAACAGGAGAAAAGGATAAAGAAGCTATAAAGCATAGCCTCACCACATCCATAAATTCTACAAAACAGGAAGCTATCAAACGTGGTATCCCTGACGACCAGCTACATACTTTAAATCTAATTCATGATCAAATCTGCAAAATGCTTAAGTCAGGCGGGATATTAATTCCTCATTCTGAAGCATAGCATTGGCGTTAATATTTATTGATTCTTGTAATAAATAATCCCAACATTGCTTTTCAGTTTTAGCTTGAACCAGAGCATGCTCAAGGGCGGTAATGATTTTTTGCTGTGTACCGTCCTTTATATATCCAGTTGAAGTCATTCCTTCGCCTTTCTCTTCATCACGATACCAGATTGTTTCGCCATTAAATTCTACTGATATTTTCATTATTCACCTCACGTGAGTTAATAGGTTGCCGTTACCGGATTTCCGATATCGGGATTTGAACTATCCAGAATGACCGGAGAGTTGGATAAAACCATCGAATTCATCACACCATTCAAATTCATCTTTCATGAGGGTGCTCTCTTTTTCGTTGAAAATCAGATTAACTCATTGATTTAACATTGATATAGGGTAATGTCCGACCCTGATCAAGTTGAGCCTCGTTTCGTGAGTCTAATTGTTCAGCTTGCTTCCAATTAATACCAAATTGTTCCATTGGAGTTTTACCGTCTGCAAAAAGTCCAGAAACGATCTCTTCAGCTATTTCCTCTATTTGCCGCATTGAAATATTCCTCTGAACATCCCGGACTTGCGGGATTTCGAACTACTGCATTTTTTGCAGGAGTTGGATTTACGACGGGTAGATAGCACAAAACCCCGCCAATAGGCAGGGTTCATTTGGTGTTATTGTACGTTGACATCCTCCCCAGCCTGAATACTGAGACTTTCTGGCGCACCTGATAACAATACTTATTAGTTGTTCTGAAAATCTTCTGCACGCTGGGCGAGTACGCTTTTAAAGGTGGTTCGCGCAATCTCATGCGCATTAGGCGTCATAATGCTTATTATTTGATAACTGTCAGTATCCAACCAATGCCGAGTGTAAACTAGATAACTATTTGATTTTCTGTCTAGCTGTGGTTTGTTATCTTTCCACGCCTTTTCACCGGGTAACTTAATGTGGATTTTGTAAACATGAGAATCGCAGAGTGAAGCGCAATCTTCCCATTGACCTTCATTACCAAAGACATCTGGAAGAATATGATTAACCTTCCACTCCCTCAGTAATTTTAAGTAGCATTTAGCAATGTTCTGACACTCTACGTCAGGATGAATACTGAAAGGCATCAGTGGTCAAACACCGATTGAGATAGACCGATTTTTTTATGTTCAGCCTCAATTAACTTTCTTGCATCATCAGCAGAAATAAGGCCGGTTGTGGTAAGCGTTTTACCCGGCGCTTTCGACTGCTCATAGGCAGAAAGCACATTCTGAAGAGCGAACTCAACACTTGCTACCGCTTTACCAAACTCAATAAGCTGTTTGCGAGAACTGGATATGCCCGATCCGTTTAGTTGCTTCTCGGACGAGGTCACTTCGGTAATCGCAATTTTTATTGCCTCTTTAAGCTCAAAAATGAACTGTGTCTGATTTTTCACAGCCTTAATCATCTTAGAGCGAAATTGTGCAGGGTATAAAAGCCCACCCCCATTTTTCTCACGTAACGCAATCATCCTTTTCAACGCGGCACGCAAATTGGCTGCATCCTCTCTCAAAATGGATGATGCTTCCGATATTGGTAAAAAAACAAAACCACTCGGCGCCTTATGAGATACCAGATCACGCTGCTGCATACTTGGAATTACCAGGCTGTTTACGCTCTTGGCAGGTACCGGAGCCAGAGAAATACACAGTGCGCCAACGAAAGTGGCTATCGTCGTTTTAGCATTGCCCATATATCCCCCTCTTTGATCCGGTATGATGTTGCTGACGTTGCCAACATTATAGCCGCAATCCCCTTCTCACAGCTACAAGGTATCCCAAAAAAAAGTAAAAAGCCACGCCATGCGCAGCCTTAAATGAGTTGTCAACGCTGAGTTGACTACGGGTAAAAATAAAAAAACCCGCACTGGGCGAGGCTTAATATTATATAACCTTTATTTTTTGTGCTTGCAGATGCTTTCTACAATCTTTTATGCCTTCGTTATAACCAGCATCATAAAAGTTATCTGGGTTTTCTTTTGATTGAGGCAACCTAATTCTTGCTGATTTTTGCCCTTTTTCTAAACCTGCAACAAATATTTCCCAGAGAAGATGAGTGCCAGGGTCTTTGTAAACAACCGACTTGTCATAACCTGAAGTAAAAAAGAGCTCATTTTTAAACTCTCTATCAAGGTTAATCTTTTTCACTCTCTTTTCGATTTGGTGCTCGAACGCTTCGGCTAAATCTATAACATCCACTAACGAACTCCTTTAAATGAAAAAACCCCGCACTGGACGGGGTCTGATAATTCAATAAGCTGTGTAACATTGCGTCACTCTTATCACAATATACTGACTTTTGTAATTACGCAACCCTATTGATGATTTCTTTTTGTACGCATTTATCCAGCTCCAAAGTGACCCCAGATACCGCCAGAACGCCTTCGATAAACCCTTCTGCCGCCTGTAACCGTTTGGATACTTCGTTATGGGAGATGCCTAGCTTTGTCCCCATTGCCCGAAGTGCAGACGCCTTAATATAGTGCATGACGATTAGCTGAAAATAATAAGGATTATATTTCTTCAATCGCAGAACGGCAGCATCAATCGCAAAACCGTCATCATCACAACATTGAGCGCGAGTCTTTCGGGTACTGGGAACCAGACCTTTAAATCCTGCGGCAACAGGTGCCCAGTCAACGTCACTATTCCCTTCACTCGCCCACGCCCCCCAGCGTTCCATGACTAATTGAATATCACGCATTACACTGTCTCCCGCCGTGGCTTCATAAATTCTCTTTCTCTGGCTTGACAACCTTGCTGGAGCAGGTCGTTAAAATCCCCAAAGTCAGGCCATCTCACACTGACACGCTCTATGTCATTATTTGCTTTCAGGTTTTTAGTGGCACAGGCATAGGCCGCCGCTTCCCCTGTGGCGCTCCAGTCGTTATCTGCGAAGATGATTAAATGCTTAACCCCTTTGGGAACCAGAAAGCGCTCCATGAACCCCGCATGCACCACTGACCAGGTATTCACCCCGTAAATCTGTTTGCAGGACAGCGCCGTCTCAATCCCTTCTGCAATACCCAGCGTTGAATCGACAGGAAAAAGGCGAATGGCCAGTGACTGAGCATGGAGGCGGTAACTCTCTTCCTGCGTGGAATCCAGTTTTTTCTGAGGGGTAATATCGGCCTTCCTGTCCCCGTCAAGATAAGTCCGGTGCAGGTAACACAATGTCCCTTTAGCGTCCGTCACCAATGACCAGATAGCTTGCAGCGTCCCGTTACGAACAGGCTGATCGGGGCAATACTTCACATTGTCGGCTGGCAGAATGTGAATGCCCCGGCTGCGCAGATAGGCCTCCCCCTGTGTCCCCTTGAGGCTGGGTAAGTTGGGATAACAGGCCGTAACTTTGTTTCTGAACGTGGTGATATCCGTCTCTTTTTTCGCTGTGCTGCGCTTGTCTGACTGGATACCCAGCAACAGATCAATCTCATCCGCTAATGTCTTGTAGTTTTTCCCCTGCGTCAGGGTGAGCAGTCGCCAGCCATCCCCGGCATTGCAGGTGCAAATAAATGTCCCTCTGCCTTCCTGGTCATCAATGCGGAATTTGCCTTTCCACCCGCATATCGGGCACTTCCCTTTAAAATGATTCTTGCCTGTCACGGGGGGTAACTTGTAATAAGCGAAGATTTCAGGCCAGTGGCCAATAACCGCATCGGCGGTTTTTATTCTGTTCACAGTCTGTCTCCCTGATGGGGCTGAATGCCTAATTTTTCACGGATATCACTGACCTTCTGGCGGGTGACCTCAAGGTGCATTTCCTGCTGTTCGTTGCGGGACGGTTGCACCTGTTCGGTTTTCTTACGGGATTTCGCCCAGGTAATTTGTTTGTGTTTGATGAAATTGTTCACTTCGGGGGTCAGTTCCTGCGGGGTGTCATGCAGCCCACGCGGATAGACACCGAACTTGTCTTTAAACGTATTTCCTACCCAGCCATCGCTGATCGCCTTGCCCTGTGACGCGCGCTGGTTCTGGTAATACTTTAACTGGGAGTAGAAACTTTGCTTTTCAGCCTGTGTATAAACACGTGCTTTCTTGTCGAGTTTCTGAATGGTACGACTGGTATCGACATCAATATCTTCACCCATCAGCGGCTTGAATCCACACTTCGGGCAGACATAGACCCCGGCTGGCTTCATGTAGTGGCAGGAGGAACATTCCTTCGGTAGCTTCTCCCGTTTCTCCTGCTCCCGGTAACTGTCACGGGTTTTCATGCCATCATTTTTGCCGGGCAGTTCGTCATATTCGATATCGTCGGGATAGCCGAGACGGTGGACAGAACCGGAGTGATCGAAGATAAGGCAGGCTTCTTTACCCGGTGCAGTACGCAAACCTCTGCCAAGACACTGAGTCCAGCGAATTTCTGATTTTGTCGGTCGGGCGTAGATGATGCACCGCACATCGCTATCAAAACCCGCGATCAAGGTGCCAACATTCACAATGATTTTGGTTGCGCCCTGTTCGAAGCGATGAATAATAATCTGGCGTTCTTCGGGGGGTGTCTGAGCTGTAATGATTTCGGCGTTGATCCCCGCCCGGTTGAATTCGACAGTGACGAAGTTGGCGTGACTGACCGTGACACAAAAACAGATAGTCGGCTGGTTATTACCATTCGCTAACCAATTGCTGACAATATCCCCGACCAGATCAGCGCCGCACATGATTTCAGCAATCTCCGCCTCTTTGTAATCACTGCCGTATTCGGCGCTTTGATTGCTTTTTACGCCGCTTAAGTCGGGCTTGGTTGGCGCATAGAATTCATACTTGCTCAGATCCCCGCGTTGAATCAGCTCTTTCATGGTGGTCGGCTTAATCAGTTTTTCGTAGTAATGACCAAGGAACGGCGCAAAGGGTGTGCCCGATAACCCGATCACCGGAATGTCACTGTCACGGATAATTTCCAGCATCCGCTTACGGCGTAAGTGCGCCTCGTCAATAATCAGCAAATCAATATTGTCGGGAAACTCACGGCGGATAATGGTATCGGCTGAGGCAATCTGAATCAGTCGGGTTGGGTCATAATTGGGATGGTCACGCCAGACGTAACTGATTTCGTGCTCAGGCAAGCCATACTCTGTAAACCTTGCCGCCGTCTGGTCTACGAGGATCGTATAAGGCACACAGAACATCACACGCATATCACGGGAAACGTAGCCGTCAGTGATGAACGCCGCTAAACCTGTCTTACCTGATCCCGTTGGGCTGTACACCATGAAAGTACGGTGTTGCTTCCAGCTCTGACGCAGCAGGTTTAAGGCGCGTTCCTGTGCAAAGTTGGGGGTAATTTCTAGCATGGCTCACCCTCCAAAGAAACACGTTCAAAACGGTAGCCTTTGTGGGTTTTAGCGCGTCCATTCAGACAGGCATAGACCATTGAAGGATTAAAACCCTCAGCGAGTAGATTATTCTTGCCTACGAAAACTAAATGACGGCCTATTTTTATATCAATGGCTAATATCGCGCCCTTGAGAACACCATTAGATGCAGGAGTCCAAACTAGGTTGGGTGCCTGATTGTTTAAGATGTTTCCGTCCAAATGCTTTACACCCGGCAAGGCCATAGGATTAGGTACAAAGGCCATAGCAACCAAGCGGTGAACGGAAAAATCCGTCAATACCCCATTTAGAGAAAGTTTTACTGAGTGATATCCGCTATGGTGGATCTTGCCTTTCAGTACCCGATTACTGTGCAGGCTGTGAATGCGTCCCAGATTACTTACCCGATAAAAATCGGAATAATCCGCAATTGGTGCTGAGCGCCATTCCTCTAATAAAAAATTAATGCCATAATGATTAACGGAAATTTGTTTATTCATGATTTCTCTCCGCAAGATCCGAATCAGTCTCACTCGCCAAAGTTTCGCTGTTCGGTTTCTTGCCTCCCTTGATGTTCAGTTCATTTTTCCACGCATTAATAATCCGCTTGCTGTCCTCAGCGTGTTCATGTGAGGGCATCTCGCTGTATTGGCGTTCATAGTCGATTCTGTGGAAATAGGGATTAACGATCACCGGGGCAACAATTCCCACGGCGCGCTTAACATCTTCATCGGTAGGGACGCGATCGAGGTATTTCTTGAGGGGTAATGCACCAGACTCCATCAGGCCATCAGTGATTTTTTTCAGTTGCTTAACTGCACGGAAAACCCCTTTCACACTGTCGTTATTTGCTGACGGCATCATTTCACCGTCGATCAGCTCCCCGTCAATGAACAGCGGGATACTGTCGATAAATGCGCCACGGTTGAGGAATTTATTCACTTCGGCGGTGGTGATGAGCGGGTAAGCTTTGACTAACCCGAACAGGGTGACCGCCATTGGCTCATCATGCCATGAACTCTTACCCTTGCCGTTTCGGATGGCGGCAATCAATGCGTCCTGATGCTGGAGGCTCAGCAGATCATAATCTCCCACTATGAGGTAGTGCGTGCTCAGTACTTCCAGATTCACCGGCTTTGCATGGCTATTGTGGGGCTTGTGCTCCTTCCGTGCTGGCGCATTTGCTTTGACCATTACTGTGGCTTCGACTTCTGACATGCCAGCGGCTACCAGTTCAGCCACGGCGCGGGCGGGTTTCCAGTTCACGAAAGCCCGATGTTTTTGGATGATCCTTTCTGCTTTTTCTTTGTTGATAATCATTCTCATTTAGTCCAAAAAAATAAGGGGGTACTTATTTAGTACTTTTTCGACATCGCCAATTTTTTTTGGCTTTCCCCCATTTTGATAATCATTCTCACTTGGCTATTTTTCACATTTAGCCCCAGTGATCCCCTAACCACCGATCCACAGCCAGAAGACACAGCCATTTTCGGTGCGACTGACTGGCTCCTTACCCTAGAGTGTTTCCTGATTTGGGCTTGTCCTCTGGCTGTGCTTTCGGGGCTAACATCGGCTTCTCTGTATAACCTTTCATCGATCTGTAATTCTTTTTGAAGAACAGCCTGAGCCATGTGTTAGCAGCCCTAGCGCCTGTGTTATCCCTGCGATGCGGTACAGGGTCTTCATCCCGCCGAAGTTTGTAGACGTATGCGTATTTATCCCTTGCATACGCCCGCATCGTTGAGCTTTTCATGGCGGCCAGAATCTTTTGAATAAATTCAGCATCGCCCGGCTGGTAAACGTCGGGCATGGTGACTTGGGTGTAATCAGGAAAGCGCGCCATAACTAGACCCACTCGAATTCATCACTGATTTTCATGATTTAACCTCTGCGGGTGGTGGAAACACCTTGGACAAATCGGGATTATGATTTTTATCTGCAAAAAGTTGGTCCAAGCTACACTTCACTCCCTGCATCCTTAGAGCACTAATTAACCTTTTAGAAATATTTATGTCTGGCACCCTGATTCCTGTCTCATAATGACTAATTGCGGAAGGTGTTAATCCAATTAGTTTTGCTAAATCCTTTTGCTTTAGCTTTGCCATTTTTCTGTATTTTTTTATTGAGTTCATGATGATTCCTCCATAGAGGATAATATATACCTTTTTGTGTATAATCAATACATACTGTACATTGAAATACTCGCAAGTTAAGAAGAGAATTAATACATGAAAGAAATATGGTATGAACTGGTTAAATCCAGAATGAGAGAACTTGGGATTTCTCAAGAAAAATTAGCTGAATCTCTGGAAGTTACACAGGGGGCGGTAGGGCATTGGCTGAACGGAAGAAGAGTCCCCTCTGTAAGGATGATTATGGAGATAATGAAAGCTGTGGGATTCAATAATATCAGCTTTGGTTCAGAAGGAATGATAAATCATGCAGAAAAAAAAGCCTCCACACTAAGCGCTTATCATGCAACTAACACCTTAAAAGATCGCCTAAAAACCGTTTTAGTTAATGAAGGAATGAAGCAAAAACAACTTGCGGAAGCATTGAATGTTAGCGCTCAGACAGTAAATAACTGGTTAAGCAGAGACGCTATCAGTAGAGAGGCTGCACAAAGCATCAGTGAACAATTCGGATATTCATTAGACTGGTTACTAAATGGAGTTGGAGATCAAAAACTGGTAAATGAAGTAAAACATCACTACGCTAAATCTGATATTCCTCCAGAGCAGGAATGGGTCGGCGTTTCCTCATGGGATAGCCATACTCCATTAGATGATGACGAGGTGGAAGTGCCGTTTTTGAAAGATATTGAATTTGCATGCGGCAATGGCAGTGTGATTAATGTTGATTATAACGGATATAGGCTCAGATTTTCCAAAGCGACTTTGCGGCGGATAGGTGCCCCAACAGATGGTTCAACAATTATCTGTTTCCCTGCAAAGGGCGACAGCATGGAACCAGTTATACCGGATGGTGCGGCTGTAGCTATTGATATAGCCAATAAACACATTGCTGATGGTAAAATTTATGCCATTGAACAAGAAGGTTTGAAACGAATTAAATGCCTATACAGAAAGCCAGGAGGAAAGTTACTTATACGCAGTTACAATCGTGATGAATATGAAGATGAAATTGCCGATGAGTCCAACGTAAAAATTATCGGAAAGCTGTTCTGGCATTCAGTATTGCATTATTAATCAAACTATAATTTATTCACATCAAGCCCCGTTCGGGGCTTTTTTATGCCCTCATAGTGATATCCATCACATTTACTACATATAAAAAAAATAAAACAACTTATTAATCAAATGGTTGATAATTAATCTGTATTTTTAATACAAATTTATGTTGATAATTTAAAATACGAAATGTACTATTTATCCACAACAAGAATATACAATACTTATCCTTTAGAGGTATTTATGTCTAATATATTTAATAACATCGAGAAAAAAGCAGCTCAATCTAGCACTATACTTTTAATGCTATCCAAATATAGCACAGCAATGGAACCCTCAGATGTAGCCGTGCTAATAGATTTAGCTAGTGAACTTAGTGCCGAAATCTCAAGTTGGTTTGTAGACAAGGAATTAGAGAGTACCCCCACAAATAAGGTTCCTTTTGAATCATGAAAACTTTCATCTTTGCGGCAATTGAACGTTTCAATAAAGAGCAGGAATACCCTACCAAAATTAAATGTACTGCTGAAAGTTACCAACAGGCAAAGTTAATTTTGTCAGGGACATATATCACATCTTGGGCGGGTCAAATTATTAATCGTAACTGAGATAAACAATATTAATTCTGAGGGAATAAACATGAATACATTAACAAGCACTTCTGCATTATTAGCGGCTGAATGTAGAAAAGATTATGTTCGTTACCGTCAAAGTAAATTTATTTCTGCTTGTAAAAACTATGGTTTTGATGTGATTGAAGTCGGCGATGCTAAGTACGATATTTTCAAAGGTAATAAATTTATTGATACTGCTTTCTATGATATGCACTCTAATAGAGTGCGGGATAGTTATAATTGTGTTCATCATTTAAATGATTATGTAAGTAAGATTCATTCTGAATATAACTAACTCCAGCTCATTTCAAATAAACAATATTAATTATCTGGAAAATAAAATGACTAATACTCAAGATAAATTCGCAATGTTATGTGCGAACGACTGTAAAGAAAAATACGATTATTATCGCGCGGAGTTAAAAACCCGGCGTCATAATCCTGTTTTACGTCGTCTCACTATTGATAGCTGTTTAATGTATCGTAGACATTATCGCACTTGGTTAGATTACAATAGATAACTAACTCCAGCTCATTCCCGAGTGGGCTGTGGTGAATTCATAACAATCACGGAAATTAAACATGAACAATAAACTACAAACCGTCGTCGAGATTTCAGAAGAAATCGAAACACAATTAGTTCCATTGATGGTAGAGATTGATTGCGGAGATGTGACATCAGCATATTTAAAATGAGTGATGAAAATTTACAATTTTTATTTTTATCAAGCCATGAAATCATCTATTCAGTAACAAATGGAATGAAGTCTATTGCTAATTTAGCTAGTGCAGCCGTTAATGGTGAAGAATACTCCCCCGACGAGGCAATGACTGACCTCGATAGATTATCACGACTGTTCTCAGTATTGCCTCTTATTATCGAAGCTGAATACGAAAACAATGTAAATGCAGTGAGTGAAATAAGAGAAAGAAAAAATAAAACCATAAGGAAAGAATCATGACAACATTAAAAACTATCGAAATCGCCACCAATCTAGATATCACTATCGAACCACGTGAAGTCTATACCGTTCGCGGTGCTAACAAGGCTTATCTGAGTGAAAGCGGTGCACTGAATAAACTGGCTTACGTTCTGGCACAAAAACAGTTCAATGAAGAAGACAGACCAAGTAACTTCCCTGCCCAAGAGGTCATTCAGGAAGACGGCACTTCTGCATTACGCCGTGGAAAGATGCGACCTGAATTTATAGAGCGACATGCTCAGGTGCTGGAAGAACTGAAAGCTGAGGTTAGACGAGAAAGGGAAAAGATAGCCCTACGGAAAAAGTATTCAAAGGCAATGAGTAAAATTAACGAGTTACATGAAACAATATCTGAGTTAGAAATGCAAATAGCCGACTTAGATTAATAATAAAAACAACAAAATAAATTTAATTACAGCGCCATAGCTGGGGATTCGTTCACGCTAAATTCAGGAAATAGCATTATGGAAAACACAAGTTTATTAGCCAGAAGAAGAAAGTCATTCGTTAATGCTTTCTTTGACCATTTAAGAAAAAAAGGCAAGGCATCCTCATTTAAGCGAACAGTTAACGGTATCGAATATCAAATCGATTTAGATGACAAGGTATTTACTCAGGCGTTAATTACTCTTTATGAAAATAAAGCATGTAAAGCAGCAGGAATGAACGAGCAACAGATTATTAATTATTACGCTGAGTATTTTAATAATTACGGAAACCTCACACCAGCAGGTAAGGAATTTATTAGCTTCATTACAGAACTAATCGCTAAACAATTACACCAGAAGGACTTAGATAATGACAAAGCGAAGAAGTAAAACCCGACAGGGATTTGATGGAATAACAATTCCTCAGTTGTTCCGATTAAAAGAGAACTCAATAACAGAATACGCAAATTCAAAAAAATTCATCGCTCCTTATTCGATAGGTGACGAAGTATTAATACCACTCAATCGGGCAATGAGACGTCACGCAAAGAAAAAAGGGATCAAATTGGAAGAGGTGAACAATGGCTAAGAAAAATGAATTAATCACCAGCAAGCAAGCGGCAATGATGAGTAGCCGTGAGATTGCACAGTTAGTTGGAAAAGAAATATCTAATGTTCATAGAGACATTAGAGCGATGGTTCCTGCTATCTATGCAGTAGAGCAAGGCGAAAATGTTAAATCATATAAGTGGGATACCAATAAAGAAAAGATGATGTCGTTTTTGAATCATCATGATATTCAAGGTGTTATACCTATTTTCGATGAAAGAGGATATGTCTACGAATTTTTACTCGACCGTCGCCATACTGAAATCCTGATTACGGGTTATGACGTTCAGCGTCGTGCAGCAGTCATTGATCGTTGGTTTGATTTGGAATCCGGCAAGGCTATTCCAATCGCTCAGCAACAATCTACTGGCCTGCCTCAACTATCAAAACTCGAAGTTTTACAGATGGCCATAGAGTCCGAACAAGGCCGACTGGAAGAAAAGGCCAGAGCCGACAAAGCAGAACGTACCAAATCACAGATCAGTCGCAGTCGTGAGGCTCATGCACTCGGCAAGCTCAGCGCTGCCACCCGCAAATGCAGAGAACTGGAAGAACGCCTGGGCGAAAGCACAAAACATGCAACAGTTACGGCTGTGCAGAACGCCACAGAAAAAGAATACAACTACGCCCCACTCCGTAAATGGTGCCGTGAAAACAACATCGAAGTCGTGAAGGTTCCCGACACCCGATATGGACATGTTAAGTCATGGCCTGCCGAAGCGTGGCTGGCTGTACACGGTGTTGATCTCAAGAAATTATTTGGCAAGAAGTGAGGTGATGAAAATGGAAAAAGTAACGTATATCCCCGTAATGAACTATAACCCCAATTTAACTTTGTGCATGAGAAACGCTGAACATGTGGTCAGGCTGACATTTGCCCGATGGGAATACCGACAGGTTGTTGATGTAACCGTCACGGCCAATATTCGCGGGCTGGATGTTATCAGTCAGGCGGTTCAAAACCTCTATGACTCCCTGCCCACTACACCACTCTTCAATGATGATACGGGAGAAGACGATGAAATGGCGGTGTTTCACGTAGACATTCTGGAATGTACTGATGAAGGTCTGGAAGGCGTTGATTGGCTCAATGAAATGCTTATCAAAGCTGAAATTATCAGCATTACACCGGAGGTGAAGTCATGATCATTAATTCCAATTTATTACGTGCCGCCTTGGTCTGTGTAGCCCAAAATGACCCGCGTTATTACCTTTGCGGAGTGCACATCACCCCAAAATATCTGGAATCAACAAACGGCCATGTGGCTTTACGGTTGGAGCATGGTGTGAACACACGCCGTAAAGCTATCGTTCAGTTTCACGGGAAGATCCCCAAGAAAGCAGAAACCACAGAACTGCATTTCACCAAAGAACCTTATGCCGTACACCGAAATGTAAATGGGGTGCGAGTGGGATTTACCGTCTTATCAATACTGGATGGACGCTTTCCTGACCTAAGCCGCGTCATACCAAAGAAAGTGGAAAATGTTATTCCTCACTTTCAGGCTGAGTTCTTGGCTTATCCTTACAAGATGTTTGAAGCCGATTCAGCTTTTATCACCGTTTGCCTGCATCCATCCGGCATGACGGACGCCTGCTTAATGAAGTTTGGTGACAACATCAATCGGCGTTATGGCAACCCTCAGCTTGTTGTCATGCCATGCCGTGTATAAGGGGTTCGCAATGAAAATCGACTATCAGAATAAAGGCAGCACGGCGCAAATAGTCATTGCCAGTTTTATCACTGAACGCCGTAAACACAACCGTTGTGTTGATACTGCTCTGTTGGCCACACCTGTTCGCGCCTCTTCTGTCGGCTTCATTTTCAGAAGAACGGTTATCACCGGCAAAGCCAATCACATGAGGCGCGCCTACAAAATCATTTGTGAGGAGGAACGCCGTGACTGAGCAACATCGCCAGATGGTGGACATTGAAGACGAGCTGGTCAGAACTATAGTCCACATCGACGACGGCAGGGACTACACGCAGCAGATTGTCCACCACATGAAGCAAAACTTTTACATTCACGAGGGCGTTTGCCCTCCCCTGCCACCCGCGCCCAAAGTGGCAGGCGTGAAGATAACACCGATTAAGAAAGGCAAGCGAGGTAAAAAATCATGACAGGCAAATTACTACCGGTGGTGGTCGGTGTTGGAATCCCACTCGATGAGTTCGGGCGTTACAACCTGAACACCTTACACAAAGCCAGTGGCGAGGGTGAAGAAAAAGCACCAAACAGATGGCTGAGAACTAAGCAGGCAAAAGAACTCATTGCTGAACTGGAGGCTAAGTTACTGAAAAGTATTCAAACGCCAGATTTGGCGTTTGCTCATAAAGTCGTCGATTCCGCTCACGGAGGTACTTCACCCGGCACTTATGCCCACGAATTGATAGCAGTTTCTTATGCAGGATGGATTAGGCCGGATTTTCAGCTTGACGTGAACCAGGCATTTATCGATTTCAAATCGGGAAATTCAGGTATCGGGATTAATGCCCTTCCCTCTCTTGATCACATGGTCGGGCGCTTTGATGAATTACGCCACCAGCTGGCACGCGACGAGAAGAAAGAAACGGAACTGCTTTCTGTGTGTAGCCAAATCATGAACGCACGCAAAAAGACCAAAGGGAAGCGCCAGAAAATGATTACTGCGCTTAAAGACGCAGGACAAATGGCGATCGACCTCGACAACCCCAATGGAGAAGAATAATGATTAAGATTAATCAACCTGAATTGCTTGGCACCATACTTAAAGAAATTGCCTACCAGAATTCGGGCATAAAAATGACGGGAGAACAATTCCACGAAATAACCAAAGCAGTGAACTTAATTTGCGCTGTATTCGGGGGAAAGGCAATTGAGCAGCAGCCAGAACTACAATTACCGACACATATTCCATGCCCTACCGCTCCAAAATATATATGGCTACAAGTTGATCCTGAGCCAGAAGAAGAAGGTAAGCCCATATACCCAGATAACGGTATTGAAATCACATGGCATTCAGGCTGGATAAACCCAACCGACACACTCTATGTCAGGGCTGATCTAGTTCAAAAAGTTAGGAGCATAAAATGATCATTAACTCCTTCCATCTCACCCAAATCATTGCTTCGGTCTGGGGTGATTCGTCTGATATCACCGAGGCAGTATGGCAAGCCGGATACCGTAAGCCAGAACGGGGAGCAGAAGAAATAGTCCAGCTTACTATTGAAATTATGGAGGGAATACCTGACGAATCACCTTACAACTCAAGACCAAAAGATTTAAATGACATTCTCTTCGGAGAGCTGAACGACATTATCTTTGAAGCAACGTGGAGTGATCTTGTAAAGCCAGCAGCCTTAGCAATAATAATTTTGGAGAACGGATATCAGAAAGGGGGTGGTTTCGATGTCAAATAAGCTAATTAGGATAGATGAAGTTTTAAGCAGAACTGGTTATAGCAAATCATGGACCTATAAATTAATTGAAAAAGGGGAATTCCCCAAACCAGTTAAAATTGGCCCTCGTTCAATTGCTTTTATAGAGAGCGAAATTAACGAATGGATTGAGCAGCGTATTAACAAATCTCGCTGCCCAATTGAAGATAATATTTAATCAGTCACTTTTAAAGCGACTATTAATAGTATCTTTCCCGTATTCCAAAGAATTCATGAAATCAGCGTACCATTGAAGCATTTCTTTGCGTCCATCCAGATAAAGGGCATGGTTATACGTGCCCCTGATACTGTTTTTATCAACATGAGCAAGCTGTAATTCTATCCATTCGGAAGGGAAACCTTGCTCATGCAACACAGTACTCATGGTGTGACGGAATCCGTGTCCCGTAGCTCTACCACCGTATCCCATTCGCTTCATCATAGTATTCATAGCCATTTCACTGAGAGGTTTTTTGTAATCAGTTCGACTAGGGAATACATATTGATAATCACCGCTAATTGGGATTAATTGCTGGAGTAAAGCAACCACCTGATCAGATAAAGGAACGCTATGTAGCCTACGCATCTTCATTCTTTCCGCAGGGATTTGGATAACTTTCTTTTCCAAATCAACTTCACTCCACTCTAATTTTCTTAATTCACCAGGGCGCAATCCCGTAATAATTAGAATTCTCAGCGCGTGCCTAACAATCTGACTGCCCATGTGTTTATCAATAGATTTCAGAAATTCGGGTAATTCGTTGATATCAAGATGAGGATAATGCTCTCTTTTATGAGGAAGAAAGGCACTGGCAAGATCGGGGGCAGGGTTATATTCAGCTCGACCAGTGATAATTGCGTATTTCCAAACTTCCCCACAACGTTGGCGGACTTTCTTTAATTTCTCAGTGGCTCCGCGTTTCTCCATCCTTGAAAGGACATCCAACAGTTCGAGGGGTTTTATATCTGCTATTGGCCTATTGCCAATATAAGGAAAAACGTCATTTTCAAAAGCACTCATCATGTCAGCGCGATACCCTGCTGACCACCTATCCTTGCGTTTTTCGTACCATTCACGAGTAATTTTTTCAAAAGTATTTTCAGACATGATGACGCTCTCTCTCTTCTTCTGCTTTCTATTTTCAGAAGGATTAATGCCATCAGCAATCATAGAACGGCACCCTGCTGTCCTTTTCCTTGCCTCTGCTAAAGGTACTTCAGGATAAGTGCCTAAAGATAACATCTTCTGCTTACCTTCAAAACGATAACGGAATCGCCAGCCCCTAGATCCGTTCGGTTCTATCAATAACCAAAGCCCATTTCCATCAGATAGCGTATAAGATTTTGCTTCTGGCTTGGCTCTCTTGATTGCCACGTCTGTTAGCTTCATCAT